TAATTATGCCTAGAAAACTTTATGAAAACAAAGAAAGTTTATCAGCAGAAACTACTTTTGCTGAACAATTACAGAAATATTTTCAAGTGATAATGAAAAAACTTCCCATGCAGTATGGTTTAGACTTCATGGCTCTTGATAAAAGAAATAAGAAACCTAAGTTCTTTTTAGAACTTAAAAATAGAAAGTGTTCTAAGACTACTTATCCAACTTATATTATATCTTTATCAAAGCTATTAAAAGCTAAAGAGATCTATAGATCTTTAAACATAGAAACATACCTGTGTGTTAAATGGAATGATGCTAGTGGCTATATATGTTTGGGAGATATAGAAGATGATTTAATTGACATAACTGTAGGAGGTCGGTATGATCGTAACGATTGGCAAGATGTAGAACCTTTATTAAATATTGACATTGGAAAGTTTACCATAATAGGAGATACAGAATGAGCGAAATGAATTTGAGTCCGTTTACAGAAATTAAAGAATACTTTAAAACTTTAACAGAAGCAACCCTCAAAGGTTCTATAAAAGCTAAAGCTTGGATGTTGGGTGGAGCAATATTCATAATAGGATTTTACTGGTTTTCTTTTTCTGTGTTAGGAGAAGTAGTAGAACTAATAGATTTACAAACTCGAACTGGTGTGATACCATCGACAGTTGAAAATCTAGTAATGGCTTTCCTGTTCTGGGCAGGTCACAAATATTTTTACACAAAAGCAAAAGAGGAGCTATAGATGGCTATAATAGAAGGTACAGCTTATTGGGCAAGTGTTAAAAGACCTAACACTACTTATGAACCTGTATACAGTGTGAACCTTGTCATTGATGAAGAGTCTGCAAAGGACTTTAAAAGACGAGGATTCTCAATCAAAGATATGCAGGAAGGTCCAGCACTAATTATCAAACGAAAGGTAAATGGTGGACCGAAGGGAACTAGAGAAGCTCCCAAGTTATTCGATCGTTCAAAAAACGAAGTTGATCTTGAAGTTGGTAACGGCTCTAAGGTTAAGGTTCAGTACAGGGAATGGGAGATGGATCGTAAAGGTCAGCACTTCCAAGGACTAGAGTTTATTGCAATGCAAATACTAGATCTTGTTCCTTACAAGAACGGTGGGATTGGTGACGAGTTTGAAGTTGAAGACTCGTTGCAGGAGGAAGATGAGCTATGAGTGATAAAACTCATCGCGTTTTCAAAACTGATGAGGGGGACTTTGATGTCTCCCTTTTCAGCTCTGATGGTCAGCATAGATACTTACTTGCTCAAAAGCTTGTTACTGAAATAAGTAATCTCTCTAATGAAGTAGCGACAAAGCAAGCAGCACTGTATCATTTCAGGTATGAACTAGCGAAAGAATGTAATGATACTACTAAAATAAAGTATGAAAGAGCTAGAGATGAGGAAGGTAGGTTTGTTGCTGATGACCCTACCACTATTGAAAACGAAGCCTATGTTAGAGCGGAGAATTAATTTGCATGATTGTATGACTTAGGGGGTTTAGTCCCCCATTTTTTTTTAAGGAGCAAAGTATGGCGTTTGTCAAGACACATTTACCATGTCCAGACTGCGGAGGAAGTGACCCCGCATCTCTCAACGAAGATGGATCTCTTTACTGTTTTAGCTGTGATAAACTAATAAAGAACCACGACTCATCTAGTACCCCTTCAATTACTAATGATCCTATAGAATTTAAAACCTATAGAAACAACTCTATGAATACCTCCGATGGATCATTCAATGCTCTAACGGATAGAGGTATCTCTTTAGATACTGCTAAGAAGTATGGAGTTAAATCTATTTTAAATTCAAAAGGTGACATAGATACACACATCTATCCTTATTACAGTGTCAACGAGATAGGTGCTTACAAACTTAGAGATGCTAATAAAACATTCTTCTGGCAAGGATCATCTATTGGTACAGGATTATTTGGACAACAACTCTTTCAAGAGGGCGGTAAGTTTATAACCATCACCGAAGGTGAGTGTGATGCGATGGCAGGCTATGAATTACTAGGATCTAAGTGGCCTGTAATATCTTTAAAGAACGGAGCTGGAGGAGGAGTAAGAGATGTTAAAGCGTCTTTAGAATTCCTTGAGAAGTTCGATAAGATTGTTATTAACTTTGACAGTGACGCTCCGGGAAGAGAAGCAGCAAAGAAAGTAGCAAGACTTTTTACCCCCGGCAAAGCTTTGGTAATGAACTTACCTGAAGAGTTTAAAGATGCTAACGATATGTTACGTAGTGGTAATCACAAAGCGTACATGACTGCTTGGTGGGCAGCTAAGACTTATACACCTTCAGGAATTATGAGTGCTAAAGACATCATGGGTAAATACTATGAGCGTCCTGAAAAAGAATCAGTGCCTTATCCTTGGCAAGGACTTAACGATAAACTATATGGTTTAAGAACAGGAGAGTTGATAACTCTTACTGGAGGTACAGGGCTAGGAAAGTCAAGCGTTACCAGAGAGCTAGAACATTGGCTTATTAAAAATACACATGACAAAGTAGGCATCATTGCGCTTGAAGAAGATTACTTTAAAACTACAGACTGCCTAGTATCTATTGAGGCTAATGCTAGATTATATATAGATCATATTAGAAAAGAATATGAAGTACATTCTAAAGATAAACTAGACGGTATGTTACAAAACCTATTTAAAGATGATCGTGTTTGGATTCATTCCCACTTTGGATCTAATGATATAGATGAAATCTTTGCAAAGATTAGATACATGATAGTAGGCTTGGATTGTAAATGGATAGTAGTAGATCACTTACACATGCTACTGTCAGCAAGTGCCGAAGGTGATGAGCGTAGAACGATTGATACTATAATGCACAAGCTAAGATCTATAGTAGAAGAAACAAATGCAGGTATGATATTAGTATCTCACTTAAAAAGAATAGAAGGTAATAGAGGACATGAGAATGGAGTATCAGTAAACCTTAGCCACCTTCGAGGCTCTCAGTCTATAGCACAGCTATCAGATTGTGTGATAGCTCTTGAACGTAACCAGCAGTCAGATGATCCTAGTGAAGCCAATACAACTCACGTTAGAGTTCTGAAGTCTAGATACACCGGAGATGTAGGAATGGCTACACATTTAATGTATGATAAAGACACTGGTAGATTATCTGAAGTAATTGATTACGAAGATGATGATGATGATGCAGGTGAAGCACTATGAAATCTTTAGTATTTGACATAGAAACTGATGGAGTTACAGATGTTAGCGTCATTTGGTGTATAGCTGCTGTAGACTTAGATAGCTCTGCTACTTATGAGTTTGGTCCTGATCAGATTGATGAGGGTGTAGCCTTCTTACAGCAAGCAGATAAACTTATAGGACATAACATAATTAACTACGACATTCCTTGGATTGAAAGAATGTGTGGCGTAGATCTGTCAGACAAAAAGCTTGTTGATACTTTAATTATATCTAGATTATTTAATCCTGTACGTGAAGGAGGCCACAGTCTTAAACAATGGGGAGAGTCAGTTGGCTTTTCAAAGAGTGGTTATGATGACTTCACTGCTTACAGTGCAGAGATGATGGCACGATGTACCAGTGATGTTATCTTAAATAAAAAAGTATACTTTGAATTACGCAAAGAAGCAGCAGGATTTTCTAAGCAGTCTATAGAAATAGAAAACAAAGTAGCTCACATCTTAAAAGAACAGGAAGAGCATGGCTTCTTGTTAGATCAGAAAGCAGGATCAATGCTACTGGCTGAGTTACAAGAAGAGGTAGACATAGTAACAGTAGAAGTAAAGAAAAGATTCAAACCTAAAGTAGAAAAGATAGAAATCTTTAAACGCAGAACTAAGTCTGGTTCTATATCTAAAATGGGAGAAACCCTGCAAGGTAAAGGCATACGGTTAACTGATGAAGATCATAAAGAAATTGCAAAGAAAGGATCTATCATCCGAGAAAAAAGAATAGAATTTAATTTAGGATCTCGTAAACAAATAGGAGAATACTTACAGGAGTTTGGATGGAAACCTAAGAAGTTTACTCCTACTGGTCAGCCTATGGTTGATGAGAAGATACTATCTAATGTAAAGAACATACCAGAGGCATCGCTGATAGGTAGATATTTGATGTTACAAAAACGAATATCACAAATAAATTCATGGTTCAAAGAGCTAGGTAACAACAGCAGAGTGCATGGATTTGTTAACCACAATGGTACTGTTACTGGTAGAATGACTCACAGGAACCCCAACATGGCTCAAGTTCCGAACTGTAACGCTCCTTACGGTAAGGAATGCAGGGCCTGTTGGGTAGTTCCTCCTAAACATAAACTGGTTGGTATTGATGCCAGCGGTCTAGAGCTAAGGATGTTAGCTCATTACATGAAGGACGAGGGATTCATAGATGAAATACTCAATGGAGACATACACACAGCTAACCAACGACTTGCAGGACTTGAATCAAGAAATCAGGCGAAGACATTCATCTATGCACTTATATACGGAGCAGGAGATGAAAAGATTGGAACCGTGGTTGGAGGAAACAAAACAGATGGCAAAAAACTTAGAGACACTTTCCTCAATAATCTACCATCATTTAGAACTCTTATCTCTAAGGTATCAAGAGCAGCAACAAGAGGGTATCTCAAGGGATTAGATGGTAGAAAGATTAAGGTTAGATCACAGCACAGTGCGTTAAATGCTTTGCTACAAGGAGGCGGTGCTATCGCCATGAAACAAGCCCTCATACTGTTCCATGAAAAAATACAAAAGTATGGTGCTGTTGTAGTAGGTAACATTCACGATGAATGGCAGGTTGAAGTACCTGAAGAATACGCAGTAGAAGTAGGTAAGGTAGGAGTAAAATGTATCCAGCAAGCAGGACTAGACTTAGAGTTAAGCTGTCCTTTAGATGGTGAATACAAGATAGGAGATAACTGGAGTGAAACACATTAAACATGATCCGAATAGAGTAGGAGATTTAGGAGAACATTATGCTATTACATGGTTATGGGATAATGGGTATCACGTATTTAAAAACTGTGGATGCACAGGGCCAGTAGACATTGTGGCTTTATCACCCGAAGGAGAGATAACACTTATAGATGTTAAGTCGTATAAGGATGGCAGGCTTTCAGGTAAGACTTCAATACAGAAAAAATTAGGTGTACAGTATTTACATTACAATTCTGACACACGTAAATGTAGATTTGTGAGGCACTATAAAAAATGAAAACACTACATAACATAGTAGAAGATATATACGAAAATATAAGACCTCTATGTGAAGGAGAAGCTCTAGACTTTTCAGAGGAAGATATAGAAAAGTTTGGTGAGGATATGAAAAATGCTCTGCGTCATTGGGCTAATCCTAAGTCTAAAGACTCTGGTTTTACATTACGAATGTCTAATATAGGAAAGCCTTCCCGTCAGTTGTGGTACGATAATAACAGACAGCTAGGCAGTAGTATGGTTAATCCTAGTACAATGATTAAGTTCTTATACGGACATCTGTTAGAAGAAGTAGTACTGTTATTAGTAAGGTTAGCAGGACATGAAGTAACTGATGAACAGAAAGAGGTAACAGTCAATGGTGTTAAAGGACACATAGATTGTAAGATAGACGGGCAAGTAGTAGATGTTAAGACAGCTTCTTCCTTTGCATTTAAAAAGTTTAAGTATGGTTCCTTGGCTGAAGATGATCCCTTCGGTTACATAGCACAGCTATCAGGCTACGAACAAGCTGAGAACACAGATGAAGGAGGTTTTTTAGCTATCAATAAAGAAACGGGAGAGCTTGCTTTCTTTGCTCCTTATGAATCTATCAAGATAGATGCTAGTAAAAGAATATCTTCTTTAAAGAAAACTCTAAAGAAAGATAGTCCTCCACATAAATGTTATACAGATGTAGCAGAAGGAACAAAAGGTAACATGAGATTAAATAGAGGGTGTTCATATTGTCCTCATAAGTTTGTCTGTCATGCTGATGCCAATGACAATGAGGGGCTTAGAGGATTTAGATATTCTAAAGGTGTAACTTACTTTACTAAAATAGTTAAAGAGCCTAACGTGGAGGAAGTATTTTGAACGGAAGAAAAAGTAAACTAACACGTAGATTAGCTAAGGAGTTAGCCTTTGGCTGGTTAAAAACTTTAGTGAGTAAAGAAGAAGCTACTAAAATAAACTCTAATAACTTCATGGCTCTCATGCCTAAGCAAACACACATAATGAATGAAGGGCAGCTACGCATCATGCCTAACAGCTTTAGATGGTTTGTTAAGCAAGTTAAACTATCAGGCGTGGATAATATAAATGATAAACGATCTAGATGATATAGACTTAGCTGGTCTTATTATAGCAACCAGTGCCTTTTTAGTTTCAAAGAATGCAGGAATCGAAGAAGTTCCTGATGATATAATCGAAAGGTTAATTGATCTTTCTGATTATGAAATGGTAATTAGATCTGAGAGTCCTCTACATTGAATAAACCTAAAGTAAGAAAAGGATACAGAAAGCGTAGAGTAAAACGCCCTGTAGAAAAAGATGTACCTGCTAATTACGATTCTAATTGGGAGTACACTTTACATAATGGCATCCTAAAAAACTGGAAGCACCACGATAGAAAGATTCCTTATGTAGTTAACCATGTATATCATCCTGACTTTAGTAAAAAGATAGGTAAGAAAACATATCTTATAGAAGCTAAGGGTAGGTTCTGGGATTACGCAGAATATAGTAAATACATTTGGATAAACAAAATGCTACCTCCTAATGTAGAACTGGTGTTTTTATTCATGGACCCCTCAGCTCCTATGCCTCAAGCTAAAAGACGTAAAGATGGTACTAAACGAAGCCACGGTGAATGGGCAAGTATAAATGGATTCCAATGGTTCAGTGAAGAAAGTATCCCTGATAACTGGGTAGATAAAAAGTTTAGGGAAAGCGAACAGTTTAAAAAAGAATACTTTAAAATAGAAAAGGAAACAGAATGAGCGATGTAGTAAACAATCCGGTGCATTACAACAACGGAAAAGTAGAATGCATCGAAGCTATTGAAAGCATGCTTACTCCCGAAGAATATGTAGGATACCTTCGAGGCAACAGCCTCAAGTATAGATGGAGGTTTACGTATAAAAATCTGGAAGAAGATTTGTACAAGGCAAGATGGTATGAAGATAGGATGTTAAATTTTATTCAGGAGAACAATTATTTCAAAGGAGCAAACAGTGACAACTAAAATAGGAATACAAGATTACAAAGGAATAAAAATAGATTACGAAAGAGAATCTTTACTTGGTGACTTTGCCATAGCAACCTTAAAGGATAGATACTTCTGGGAAAATGAAGATCATGCACAAGAAGCTTTTGCAAGGGCAGCTATATTTGGAGCAACTTATAATGAGAATACTGACTATGCTTTGGCACAACGGCTTTATGACTACAGTAGCAAACTTTGGTTTATGTTTAGCACTCCTATCCTTAGCAACGGGGGAACCAGCCGTGGGCTTCCTATCAGCTGCTTTCTTAATTATGTACCTGATTCCCGTTATGGGTTATCTAATCATTATGATGAAAACATATGGCTGGCAAGTGGAGGTGGAGGCATTGGTGGATATTGGGGCGATATTCGTAGTAATGGGGTGGATACTTCTAACGGCAGTAAGTCTACTGGTGCAATACCCTTCATGCATGTTGTAGATAGCCAGATGTTAGCTTTCAATCAGGGCGTTACCCGAAGAGGAAGCTATGCTGCTTACATGAATATATCTCATCCAGAGATTGAAGAGTTTATAGACATGCGTAAGACTACAGGTGGAGATATAAATAGAAAATGTTTGAATCTTCACAACGGAGTTAACATTACCAACGCTTTCTTAGATGCTGTCAAGCATGATAAGGATTGGAGATTAATAGATCCTAAAACCAATACAGCTATCAAGACAATATCAGCTAGAGATTTATGGTGGAAATTAATATCCACTAGGGCAGAAACAGGTGAGCCTTATATAGTAAATATAGATAATTGTAATGAAGACATGCCAGAAGAACAGAAGGCTTTAGGTCTTGATATTAAGCAAAGCAATCTATGTTCAGAGATAACACTAGCAACCAATGATGAACGGACGGCAGTGTGCTGCCTCTCAAGTGTTAATCTTGAGTACTTTGATGAATGGTCTGATCTTGATACATTTATACCTGATCTTATAACTATGCTTGATAATGTACTACAGCATTTTATTGACTATGTAGTGGACGGTAGCTTTCCAAATCATAATGAATACATGAAAGATAAATCTTTAAGCTTTGAACAGTTTAAAACTTGCTGTAGAAAAGACAGGTCAGGTTATATTAAAGCTGCTTATTCTGCTTATCGTGAAAGATCTTTAGGGCTAGGGGCTATGGGATTCCATAGTTATCTTCAGAAAAATAGCATATCTTTTGAGGGTATGTATGCTGCCTCATTTAATCATAAATCTTTTTCACTTATAAAAGATCGAGCTGCTGCTGCCTCACGTAGTTTAGCTGTGGATAGAGGTGAAGCTCCTGATATGACAGGGAGTGGTAAGCGTAACGCACACTTACTTGCTGTTGCTCCTAACGCCTCTAGTTCTATTATATGTGGAGTTACTAGTCCTTCCATAGAGCCTTTCAGAGCAAACACTTTTACTCATAAGACTTTATCTGGTAGCTTTAGGGTAAAGAATAAGTACTTAGATAAGGTTCTTAATGAATTAATTACTACTAAAGCAGAGCGCGAGAAAGCTTGGAAGAATATAGCTGCACACGATGGTTCCGTACAGCAGTTAGATATACTGTCTAACGAAATTAAAGAAGTATTCAAGACAGCTCCTGAGTTAAATCAGATTTGGATTATTGAACATGCCTCTAGTAGACAGAAGTATATCTGTCAAAGCCAGAGCGTTAACTTATTCTTTATTCCTCCTAAGTCTACAGCTGATCAAGAAACTCATAATGAATATTTACAGTATGTGAATGATGTACATTGGGCAGGTGCTAAGAATCTTAAATCAATGTACTATTTAAGATCAGATGCAGCGCGAGGAGTCGAGAATGTTAATATTAAAATACCTAAAATTAATCTAGAAGACGAAGGATGTTTAAGTTGCGAGGGATAATATGAACTGCTGGCATTGTGAGTCAGAATTAATATGGGGTGGAGATCACGACATAGACGATGAGGACGATCCGTATTGTATGGTAACTAATTTAAGTTGTCCTAAATGTGGAGCGACTGTGCTAGTATATTTACCAAAGGAGTGAGATAAGTGAGCCTATTAACAACAAGAGAGTACTATAAACCTTTTGATTACCCGTGGATGTTTGACTACTATTTTCAACAGAACCAGATGCATTGGTTCCCAGAAGATGTACCACTACATAATGACGTTAAAGATTGGCAAGACATGTCTGATCTAGAAAAGAATTTACTTACACAAATATTTAGATTGTTTACTCAGTCTGATGTAGATGTAGGGGCAGGTTATGTAGATAGATACATGAAGATCTTTAAGAAACCTGAAGCTCGTATGATGATGGGTTCATTTGCAAACATGGAGTCTATACATCAACATGCCTATAGCCTTCTTCTTGATACTGTGGGCATGCCTGAGACTGAGTACAAAGCATTTGCAGAGTATGAAGAGATGTCAGATAAGCATGAGTATATACATAACTTAAAAATATCTTTGAAGGATAAAACTTCTATAGCTAAAAACTTGGCTGTATACAGTGCCTTTACTGAGGGACTTCAACTGTTCTCTAGTTTTGTTATATTGTTAAACTTCCCTAGATTTGGCAAGATGAAAGGGATGGGACAAATTGTTAGTTATAGTATAAAAGATGAGTCGCTACACGTAGAGGCGATGACTAAATTATTTAGAGAATTTATACAAGAAAACATTGAGATATGGACAGATGATTTTAAGAAAGAAATTTATCAATCATGTAGAGACATGGTAGAACTAGAGCAAAAGTTTTTAGATTTAGTGTTTGAGATGGGAGACATTCCCGGTCTTACACGGAAGCAAATGTCAGACTATGTACACTATATTGCTGATAGACGATTACTACAGCTAGGATTAAAGCCTAACTATAATGTAAAAGATAACCCTCTGGATTGGTTAGATGATGTACTAGGAGTAGAACATCAGAACTTCTTTGAAGGAAGAGCCACAGCTTACATGAAGGCTGGTCTTAGAGGTAATCAAGAAGGGATTACGTTTGCGTGAAGACAGCTAATATAATATCTATGGCAGTACAAGTAGGTACAGACGGAAACTTTTACATTGAGTATTCCGAGTTACCTTTTGAAAAAATAGATGATGTATTTCGTAATAAATTTGAAGCATCTTTAGTTAAAAGTATTCATAATTTTATGGATCATAAATTTAAAGATGCTGCAATTTCTTTATCGAAAGAAATAAAAACAGTAACTTCTACTATTAGGTAGGGTACTGATTGGTCCTAATCATGGTGCTTACTTCAACAGCTCTTTGGCCCACTTGCCTACTCCACCTAGAATTTAAAAACTCATCAGCTGCTTTGTCATACATTTCTTTAGCCATAAAGTCTAGAGCTTTAACAAACTTAGCCAGCGTAGGCACACCCATATTAAAAGCCATGTTAAGAATGGCATCTTTCCTAGCCCCTTCTAAAGAACTATAGAAATCGAAACGAGATGTTAACTCACTATCAAACTTTGCTATATCATTCTTTAGAAGGTACAGGGCTTCCTCTTCAGTAATACCACAGTCTTCTAGATTTCTGCCTACACCTATAGTTAACTTATCTGAGGTGCAGCGGTAGGGCATTGTCTTCATGCCTTCATGTCTGATTAATAAATCGGTTAGTTCCATACAATTATAGCCCTGATCTACCATACTTAGTGAACATTGGGTTTCTCATTATTACTTCTTTTGTTTCGTTAACATTGTAGATAGGATCAACTCCATATTTTAAATGCTCACCTCTTTGCAGTTTATTTTTCACATCGTGAAAGGATTGTATTATCATACGCTGGGCATCCAGCTCATCATCTGCAAGGTCACGTAGCGAAAAGCCATATGCATTGTTAATCATATCTGTTGTTTCAGTTTTAGCATCATCTCTAAATAATGCCTGACCTAGTTCTTTACCTTGTAGTAAAGCTCTATTAATAAAGCTATCTCCATGCTTATAAGATAAGTAAGCATGATTGGCTACATTCCAAACCTCGTTGTTGAAAGGTGCGCTAAAATCTCCAAACCCTGCTTCGTCTGTAGGAACTCTGAAGTCTTCCGGTATCTCTCCTCTATCAATAGCTGCGTTTAAAAAAGTAGCTACTTCTTTTTCATGCTCTCGTAGATCTCTTCCATTAAGACCACGCATTGCTGCACCTTTATTAAGAAGCTTTTCAAATTGTTTTTCTAAGAAACCTCCTACAGAGAGAGCCTCTCTAGAATCTTCTTCTTGCAGGGCTGCTCCTACTGCAGCTCCAGCTGCTCCCAATACTTTTATCTGATCATACACAGGATGAGACTTACCTCGAACACTTATTTCTCCTACCTTATCACCTAAATAAACCTTTCCTTTTTTGGTAGGTCTTAGTCTAGGCTCTGATGCAGACTTCTCGTATCTAGAAAGCTCTACTCCTTTGGGGAACTCTGTTCTTAAAGTATAGTAGTGTTGCTTACCATCCTCGACAGAAACCAAAGGGAAGTTAGATGGAGGATTAGGATCAAATCCTTCAGGAGCTTCTGTCCACTTCCATCCTGCTTTCTTTTTAAACAGATTAGTTTTTATCTTTCTTCCTTCTGTAGCTGTCTCTCCTTCTAAAAGGTTCTTTGAGACTTTCATTACAGGTTTACCCTCTGAAGTAACTCCAATTACAGCCTGCTCTGGATATTCTCCTGTAATATCTTTAGGAGAACCTTCGCCCATCTGTAAGTATCGCCCTCCGGGTTGTTCACCCATGTCTCCTATAAAGGGTTTAAACTCTTTACTCTTAGGATCAAAGAACCTTTGAGGTGCTGGCATTACATTCCTAGCAACTTCTTCATCAGGTATATTCTTAGCAAAATGTTTAGCTAAAGCCTTGAGTAATAAACCACCTCCTCCGTATTTCTGGCGTGAGTTTAACCCTCCTGCTGAGAATAACTCTCTAGGATCATCAGGATCAAACGAGGTAGCGTTAACATTCTTAAACTGCTGAGGCTCAAAGAGTATATATGAATAATCTTCTACGTCTTTGTATGCCTTCTCTCCTGTGTTTTTATATTTGATACTATCGAAACCGTATACTTTATTTAATATATTCCTAAGCTGTTTGTTGATATTTGCTTTTACAATATCGCCCCTGAAACTTTCGTTACCTTTGAGTAACTCAGAGCCATACTCATCTGTAAACTTATAGCTGCCTATATCGTCTAGGAATTTATTTATTACACCAAAGCCTACGTCCTCCCCTGTGTCTTTAAAGTGGGCCTCCATAGCTCCTAATAAATCCTGTCTGTTCTTAGAATCAGTAGCAATACTAAGCGCATCCCACATTCCAAAGTCAGCTTCTACCACCAAAGGATTCTTAACGTTAATGTATCCTTTCTTTAATGAAACGGGTATACCTTCTGTAGGTGCAGTAGTAGTAAATATTTCATCTAATACTTCATCATCTAAATATCTTTCAGCAAACTTGTAAGAATCATTGTCCATAGATTTTAATACTATCTCATTAGCTTGTCCGAAAGTTCCTACGTGTACTCCTAGTTCTCTAGGAAAAGCAAATGCAATATCATAATCATAATCTATACCACTAGAAGTTCCTCTGTAGACAGGTTGTTTTTCTGCGGAGTCTTCTACAAACTCTTGAGCAGTACGCGCAGTACTAATCTCATCTACTTCTATTCTAGTATTTCCCGGCATGTCTTTATTTAATTCCTCAAACATTACCTTTTCTTCCGGGGATAATTTATTTATTTCATCTGCTAAGTTTGTCTTTATAGTATCGTTGGAGGGCTTTATATAGTAACTAGTAACTTCTTTAATCCTACTATCTTGTTCTGCTAACAGCTCTGCTAAGTCTTTTCCTTCCCTATCAGCGTTATTGATTGCGTCAGCATACTCCATTTTGATGTTGTTTATTTCTGCAGCATATTCTTCTATACCTTCATCCTTTAATACTTTATTCATATCAAGCTGCTCATTAAGAGCTACATACTTAGGATAAAGCTGTGCTGCTTCTTCATCATCATAAACAAAATCTCTAGCTTTAATGTTGTCTAGCTCGTTAGTAATGTTAGATGTCATTGCTTGCATGTCACCTAAATCAGGCTGCTTACTTAAAGATGCAGCAAGCGTTCCTGTATTCTCAAAGGTTTTAATTTCATCATCAGTGTATCCCCTTAGTCTAGAAAACTCAGGGCTGTTAACATTACCGTCTACCTGATCAAGTATTTCTTGAGGTATTGGAGTGTGCTTTTCATCTAACAAGACTCTTACTTCATCTCTTAGGAAGCGTTCGTATCTAGGATTATCTGTAGAGGCATCAGGATCTAGATACTTAGTTTCATCTGCAGTCTTTACTATATTTTCTGCAGCCTGTAGTGCGTTCTCTTCAGATACACCTTTCTTAGAATATTGTTTTATAACATTAGCAATTGCTTTAACAACAGCACCACCTGCACCGAAGGCTTCACGTTCTTCTTCATCTATGAAAGCCCCTCCAGCTTGAAGGTTATAAGGCATACCTGTCATGCGATCTATGCGCTCATCAGGCTCTTCAGGTGCTTGAGGTACATCAGTGACTTCACCACCTATAGCAAACATACCTCTTCTTAGTATCGAATCTTTATCAGGGTTATTTAAATGCGTACCTATCATAGAAGCACGTTTAATGTTTAAATCTCTAGCAATACTAGACGCTGTTTCATCAGGTCCAAGTGGTGTCTTTTCTATCACTCCTCTTATAAGATCAGTAGATACCTTCTCAGGAAAATATTTACCAGCTAAAAATCTACCAGCTGCTTTACTTGACATCCCTGAATCTTTTAAAAATTTTGCAGTCTTTGCTCTACCTACAACTTCTACGGATGCTTGTACTTTTGTATAAAATTCTTGAGCATTTCTGTATCTTTCTTTTTCTTTATTTACATATTGATTAACAATTTTTTCACCTTTAGTTCTATAGTCAGCACTAATACCTACTAGATTTGTGTTCGCTCTTGTATAGTCTCCAGCAGCAAACCCTAATATATTTTTAGCATCGACTGGTGTGAACCTAACACCCAAAAATGTAGCTGCTACTTCAGCAGTAGTAGGTCTAGTATTTCCTGTATACTTATTAGGGACTTCAGCTATTCCTTCAAATATATTTTTAGCCTGAATAGCTGCTCCGGGAACCCAACTGCTTAGTACATGTTGAAGTGCCCCGATGCCTTTTTCTGCATTTGATAACCCCGGAGTGAAGATAGGCTTACCTTCAGGGGTTCTACCATTTCCAGATTGATATGCGTAAGCTACATCGGTTAATGATTTTGTTAGAATGGTTTCATCTACAAAAGGTTTTAACAGAACCTGAGCGGAGCCTAGCATTGCATCTCTTATGTATTTATCTGCAGATTCTCCTTGTAACCTGCCTTCATTAATTTCACGGTAAGCAGCTAACAATGGTTCTTTTATAACACTATAACTATCTAGAAACTGAGTATCAGCTGTGTATATTTCGTCATCAATTTTTAAAAATAATTTAGGTGCATCTTTAGACCACGGAGTAGTAGTCAGGTCTTCAATAGATTTTCTTTGATCGTCATTAAATCCTGCTAGTTTAGCTGAAGTAGCTCCTGCAGCTGCCCATACACTATTAGTAGCTGCAAATCCAGCTAGTCTAGCCCTACCTCTAGCAGCCAGTACATCACTTCCTGAACCTATTTCTTTTATTGATTGCCTAACAATATTACCTGAAGTACGTAATATCTCAGCAGGAAAACTAACAAAACTACCAACAGGTAATTCTCTTAAAGCTTTTATTCCTTTAGGAACTCTGTCATAGTTAGGGAATGTATTACGTATTGTTTCTGCTGCCTTCTCTTCTAAGATAGCTATTTGTTTATCTGTTGTGTAATTAGGAAATGCTCTCTTTAAAGTATCTAATTCTTGATGGTATGCATTTACTTTAAACATATCATCAGTAGCTACATATAAATCTTGTATGCCATCTACAGCTCTACCATATCCCTTACCTAATTTCTTAGACAATTTGTCAGGGTTAAGCATGACATCATAATCAGAGTCCATCAAAGCTCTGAACTCGCCTACCTTAACGTTAGTATTTATAATTCCTAAGCGTTGGTATTTTTCATAAGCTTCATCTAAATTAGTATCTCCTGCTCTTGCTATCTGATTAAGAAGTACTTTACCTGTAGCTCCTATATTTGCAAAAGGATTTAGGCCATTAGCAGACCCAAACTGAACAGCACCTAATAAGTTTCTAGCATGTGTAGTTACACTGTATACAGTCTTAGCTGCTTGTGATCCTCCCTTTAATGCTAAGAAGTTTCTATAACCATTAGCAAGAAAACCTTCGCCTTCAGTTAGCCCTAAGTTAGACTCTTTATTTTTTATTGCTGTAAATATTTCAGGCGTAGTATATTTACCGTCTAGTTTAGAGTTAGTACCTGTAATTTTTACAAAATCTCTAGGACGTTTAGCTGATTTGTCAAGAATATAATCTCCTTGTTGACCAAGCCTATCTAGATTATTGTAGAACTTACTAGTCTCTGCAAACCTAGCCATCTTACTTACTGTTAAAACAATATTATCAGCAGGATCTTCTATCTCTCCCATCAAAGCTCTAATTTCAGGTGCTATTTCTTTTTTACCTTCTAGTATTTCTTTATTAATCCTCTTTACTTTAACAAAGTAATCGCCAGCAGCAGAGCGATCAGAAAATCCTCCTTGATCTAGTATATCGTCTACAACATCATTTGCTTCTTCGTAAGCTTTTAGCTCACTCATATTAGGATCTTTTAAAAGTTTTTGATTAGCAATATATTCTTTTGCGTCATTCAGTACATCATCGGCAGGTGTGTATCCTGTATCTTCAAACAGTTTATAAGATCTTCGCATGTAAGATCCTACATTCTCATTAACTAGTTCTTTAACCTTCAAAGGAAGAATAGAACTGCCTGTTATATCTCTAGATAAATCATCTATAAGTTGTCTAGCATTAAGTACTTCTTCTGCAACATCTGAAGTAAATCCAAACTCGTCTTGAATATCCATTAAAGTAGTTTTACGATCAGGCTGCATAACGTTCTTCAGCCTTTCTGATGATAAAGCTTCTTGTACTCTTTCTGTTATTGTAGAATCATCTGTAGTTTTAATTACTTCATCTATAGCTGTAGTAAGTCTACGTGATATATGTTCTGCCCTAGACACTGCTGCTCTTTGGGCATACTCAGCATCATCAAAAGCACTCTGAGCTTTGGGAGTAAAGTAACCACGCGAGGTAAACACTTGTCTAAAGAACCTGTTTAGTCCACTGCTTTGCTGTTGTCTTACTTGAGCAGCTCCTTCAGGCGTTTCGTTAAACTCTATCTTATCTTCTCGATTTTTTAATCCTGCAGTTTCTTTGGTGTCCTTTAAAAAATCAACGAAGATTTCTCCCTGTTCTTCGGGGCTAAGATCAGTATAACTTTTCTTAAACATTTCTCTAGATTTTTTAGCTAGTGTTATAGCTCCTTTACCACCGCCTACTAAAACTTCTCCTAATAATCCTAGTCCTAATCCTTCTCCGACTAATTTAAGTCGCTGCACAATTTCGGAATCTTCTTCATCAGCAGCCATAAAAGCTGTGTAATCAGCTACTGTGCTTTCAGGAAACAAATCTTGAATAACATTAAATACATTTTCTTCGGGATCAGCTAGTAATTGATCAGTAATTACACCAGTAGCAAGACCTTGTACTACTCTAGGCAGTGCTTGTATTGTCTTAGCTGCTTGTACTTTAGAACCTACTGCAACATAAGGAACTATTTCAGCTACCATTCCCGGTACGGTTTCAGTAGCAGCTATCTTTCCTGTTTCAGGATCTATAAGTTTTCCAGAAGTATCTCCTGCTAGTGTAGATCCTACAGCCGAAGACATCATGGTTTCAGCAGCTTCTTGTTGCTCTTCAGTTAAATCATCAGGCAGCATTTTACTTACAAAAGGTTTAACTAAACTAGTAGCTGTTCTAGCTGCTACTCTTTGTAGATCTGTTCCTACTTCCTTAGCACTTTCTAGAAAACTTTTATCATCTTCCTCTTCAGTTTCTATTACAGGCTGTGAGACTTCAGCAACTTCTTCATCTTGTTTTTCTACCTTATAAATTTCTGACAATTCTTCATCGCTAACGTCATCAGGGACATTATTTATTTTTCTACCATTAGCTAATATGACTGTTCTAGGCATAACTAGTCCTTATTTTCCTTGTCGATTAAACTCTTCGCCATCAATAAGCTGTAGAATACCAAAATAATCGTTCATTACTTTTCTCATTTCTGTCATTTTTTCATCTTCATTTTCAATGTCCATAAGCCTAGCAATAATACCATCAATATCCCCCATTTCAGTGGCTAGAATATCTACTATACCTTGACGTTCTGCTGCTTTTATATCATCTTTAATTAAATCTTCTCGTTCTAATAATGTACTATAGATCTTACCAACCTTAGAATATTCTACTCCTGTCCTAATGTTAGTTATATCTATACCTTGTTTATTTACTAAGGTTACTAACTCTCTTCTTCCATCAGCATTAAAATCTGTGCCTGCTTCTTTTTGATGGTCAAACCTAGTACGAAGTTCAGTAGCTAGTTTTGATAAACCATCAACCCCATCTACATTTAAATCTAAAAGTTCTGCTACTGCTATATCTTCTGACGTTTCACCTGTAAATATATTTGTTGTTTTTGTAGTTGTGCGTTTTACAACTTTATCATTTACAGTAATTGTATCATTTGATACATCTACTTTTTCTTTTGTTTCAGGTTCATCTAATTGATTTACAAAATATGTATAATTATAAGCATTAACAACATCTTTAGTTTCTTCATACTGTTCCATAAAATCATTTAAGGCTGTAGCATTTTTAGAAAGTGGCCCGTTAGTAATAGCCTCTACTGCTTCTAGATCATAATCTTCTTTAGTTTTTCCTGTGTACATACTACGTATACCACGACTAAGGAAACTTCCAACATTTGCTGGTCTGGCATTTTTAGTAGCTAAAGAAACAACAGCATTAAAATCATCAGTAGTTCCTACTTGTTGTGCAAGAGCATAAGCCTCATTATGATTTGATGCAAGAGCCTCTGCTAAACCTCTCATTTGAGTAGTTATCTGAGCATCGTATACATCAGGATTAGATGCTATGTCTCTCCAATCTTCTCCTTTTCTTTCAGCCAATTGATCTTTAATCTGTTCTTCAAACGATCCTCTATAAGTATCAAAGAAATATTCAGAAGTTGATTTACCAGAATTATCAATTTTATTTTGTACAGCTTGTATTCGGTTTCTGTTAGCGTCAGCTACTTTAAACTGCATACGCTCATTCATAACAGGGGCAGAGTTAATAAAATTAGTAGTACGTTCTCTCAATGTATCGTTAATAACTCCTTTTAAAAGAGTACCGCCTACATTAGCAAAGGTATCTACAACAGCTTCACGGCTTCTACGTTTTGCAATATCTTCATACTGCTTTCTTCGCTGTGTTTGTAATTTACTAAAAACTGATTCAATTGACATTTTCTATCCCTCTAACAAACTTTTTTCTTTTGGAGCCATTAGGCTATCTTCAGGAATCTCATCTATCTTCTGCTGTATTTCTTCGGGTATAGCACCTCTTGGTATATTAGGCTTTGATGCTGCCATTGCTACAGTCTTGCCTGTGGCTTCATCTTCAGCTTCCTGTTCTTCTTCTTCCTCTGCATATATTACATATTCAATTCCTGCTCTTTCAGCAAGTCCCATAATAATGTAGGTAGCTGGTTCAGCTAGTAACATCATAAGATCAGGGTTCCATAAGCCTTTGTCGAATCCTGAAAATAAAATAGTTTGCACTATCTCCATTACAGGAACGCCTTCCATAACTAGTTCCATGACTTCTGGATATACTTCCTCGTCAATAACTTTAGTAAAGAAGTATTCAATACCTTCTCTAAGATTAGTTATCTCAGGAGCTTTTTCAAACTCATAGCGTTGTTCAGGATCATTAGTTAAGGACTGACCCGGAATAGATCTACCAGCCTTCATTATGTTTTCTGCGTAGTTAGCGTCCATTTATATTGCTCCTTGCATTCTAGTAGCATAAGTACTAGTAGGTCTATACATGGCATCGTATTGCAGCATAGGCATTCCGTAACCTATCTGTGGCATCTGAGACATCTGAGCCATAGGTGAAGCCTGTACTGTGTACATGTTTTCTGCTGCTACTACTTCCCCATAAGGAACATACTCTTCCTGCTCAGGAGCCATCAAGCTTTGAGCTGCCCCTTTAACTACTTCAGTACCTGCAGCAGCTAGGCTACGCTCTGTAATCATGTAGTCTGAACCTACATCAGCAAGGGCTTCAGGCTTCTTTAAATAATCTGGAAGAGGAGTACCAAGATTGGATGTATCTACAGGTACAGGCTCCATCAAAGAAGGAGGTCTAAAGTCAGGATCTACAACAGGAGCCTCCACAGATGGCTTTATAGATTCAGCAGTTTCTAATACACTAGATTTTACTTCAGCTAAAGGATCTACAGTTTCAGGCTTAAAGCCATCCCACCATTCTCCACTACCTATAGTAGTATCCCAAGTCTTTCCAGTAGCTTGAGCAGCTTTATCTAAAGCACCACCAGAACCAAAGATATTAGCAGAGGCATTCTCAACGCTAACTCCCGGAATCTTGTTTAGCATTGTTTTGCCTACCTCACCTACATAGTTTTTAACAGCACTAGTAACAGTATTAAATGTTCTTCCTGCAGTTGCTGCAAACTTAGTAGCTCCATTAACTACATGAGCCACACCTTTGACTAGTGAGTTTGTAGCAGGATTGGCAAGAGCCGTAGCTGCCCAAGTTCCTACATTACCTAACGTACTAGCTAAGGCTTGACCTATTCCCGGAAGTATAAAGGCCATAGCAATCTGACCTACTACTCCGATCTTATTCATAAACTTACCAACCTTACCAGCTACTTTTTTTATACCTTTACCAATTTTCTTAAAGACTTTTTTAACACCTTTAAAAACTTTACTAAAAAATCCCATATCGAATCACCTATGTGTCTATAATTTTATCTGCTATACCAACTAACTTATCTATGTAGTTTGTGTCTCCAGCTGCACCCGGATCGTTAGCTAGTGCAGTAGCATACAGGGTAGTCTTTCGCTGCTCTTCATTTTGAAAAGCTGTTCTTGCGTAAGCAGCATCATCACGTAATTGCTGCCAAGTATTTGCAAGTTCTTGACTTGATAAACCGTAAGCCTGTTGAGCTGCTGTTGCATTTGCTGCATTTTCAGCTGCTGTATTAATAGTATTAGCTTGCCTACGCCATTCAATATTAGACTGTTCTATAGCTTGAGCATTTTGAGCATTCCATATTTCTCTTTGCTGATCCATAGATTCATTGAATTGATCTAGTTGTACAACAAGTTGATTATTAAATTTTTCTACATCAATAGCATTACCAGCATTTAGAGCTTGTACTCTATTAGACTCTGTAGCATTAAACTGAGCCATAGCATTCTGCTGCGTAACATTAAATTGTGCTATCTGAGAAGCTAGACTTGCGTTAAACTGATCAGCTTGTGCTGTAGTCTGAGCGTTAAACTGAGCTGCTACGTTTTGAGCAGATTGATCAGATAACAATCGTTGCTGCTCCATTTGCTGATCAAGAATTGTAGCTTGTTGTAAATTAGAAAGATTAGCTATATCTAACTGTAGAAAGTTATTAGCATTCTCTACAGCTAATCTAGTACGTTGATCTAAAGTTGCTAAGTCTAAGGATGCTAAAGCTGTAGCATTCTGCATAGCTGCTTGTTGTTTAGCACTAAAGTCAGTAAGAGTAGCAGTCTGCATGAATTGACTATTAGCAAGCTGTACTTGTTGATCAGCATTAAACTTAGTTAAATCAATGTTAGCTACAAGCTTTGCATTTTCTACAGCTCGTTGCTGATTAGCATTTAACTGTGCAACACCCATAGTCTGTGCTATCTGTGCTTGAGCTAAGTTTGTTTCCATCTTAGCATTTAGATTAGCAAGCTCTGTCTGTTGTGCAGCATTTAAATTATCAGACCCTGCATTATTTTTTGCAGTAAGATTAGCTAAAGCTACTTGCTGATTAGCATCGAGGTTAGCTATTTCCATTTGCTGTTTAAAAGCAGCGTTCTTACTTAGGAAGTCTGCTGCAACCTGAAACTCTGCTAGTCTTTCTTGATTAACCGCTGACATGTTTTCACGTTCAGTCAAGCTTCTAGATTCAAGATTAGCTAGTTCCATCTGCTGTTCATTAGAAAGATTTAAAGCATTCATAGCCTGTTTGTTCTGGCTATTTAACTCAGCAGTTCTTTGACGATTAGTAAGATTTTGAGTTCTGATTTGCTGGGCTTGTTGAGCAGTCAGTAAGCGTAGCATCTTGTGTAAACTGACTTTGCATCTGAGCCATTGACTGAGCCATCTGCGCTGTCTGACTTGCAGCAGTCTGTTGATTAGCTAAGTTCTGCATACGTCTAGTCATGTCTAGCTGTGAAGACTGTATGTTTGCCTGCTGTTCATTACTTAAATTTTGTGTGGCTCTTTGTTGTAATGCCTGTGCATTGGACTCAGCTATAGGTAAAGATGTTTGTATAATAGCATTGAATAAAGAATCTCTACCTACAGTAGAAACTTCCATTCCTCTAGCAGCTAACCTCTGCTCTACTGCATCTACAGCTGGTTTAGCCCATGTAGGTATTTCTCCTTCATCAAGACCACCTAGTAATGTTTCTAGCTGTGATGATACTAAAGCTTCTGCAGGTAATGCAGCTACTGCAGCTTGTACTTCTATAGGTTGTGAATCAATAACCGCTGTTACACTTTCAGGATCTTCCACAATAGCAGCTGCTACTGCATTAGGTATTTGTCCTACTTCAGCAACCATTGAAGCTGCAGCACCCTTAGCTGCTGTTCCAGTTATTACTCTAGACTGAGCTGCTTCATAGTTAACTGTCTCTAGTATTTGAGCTTCTTTACCTGTAGAAGCAGTACCTGTAATAGCTTCTCGCTGCTTTGCTTCGATAGCAGGAGACTGCGTAACTTGAATGTTAGCTGCTGTTACTCCGGGAACAAAAGAATTAGGATCAATTTTAAATTCACTAGTAGAAGCTAACTGCCCACTAACATCTCCCATAGTAGCTGCTTGCGCTCTAGATCTAAGATCTTCAATTTCAGCAACAGTTATAGGAGCGCGTTGAGTTCCTTGAGCAGCTATAGTTTTATTTAACTCTGCAGCTAAGGCAGCTCCATATTGACTAGCATCTACTTGTTCTTTTGTTATAGCATCTTGTACTGCAGCTACAGATGCTTCTAGAACATCTGCTTTAATATTTAAAGGAGCTGCTATGTCTATGTACTGATCTAGCTCTTCAATAGCTGTAGCAGGCGTTATGCCTTGAGTAGTGCTAATATCAGAAGTTTTTGGTTTTTCTACATATTGTTCTACAGATACAGGAGTAGACCGATAGCTTCCTGCTGTATCTTTTTTAATACCTGCAACAGGAGTAGAAGCTACTCTAGCAGTTTGAAACTCACTGCCTAAAGCATCTTGATATGCTTGCTGTCCTGCTGCTCTGTCTATATCTAAAGCATCTGCTACTGAGCCTACGTCAGCTCCTGTATCTCTCATAAACCTAGCTATGTCTGTTTGACTAGCTTGAGGATTAGCTTGTTGATACTCAATTACACTAGCAGTTTTATCATCGGTTAAAGCAGTAAACATTCTATTAGCAACGTCTTGGTCAACACCTAGATTATCTGCTAAAGTATTTAAGTCTACTCCTTGATCTTTAATGTACCGAGCCATAGTCAAACTATCAGGATTAGTATTAGCAAAGTCTATAGCTGCTTGCATCTTATCAGCGTCACCACCATCTTGATATTTTTTTCTTTTAGCCATCTTTCATACCTTCATCAATATTTGTTATGACAGCTAACTCAGCTGTATAAGAATTATCCCTGTTAACTTCTTCTATCAAATAATAAAAATTTATAACTTCTTCAGGAGTCCACTTACCTTTAGTAGCTATTACTATTTGCAATAGCAATTCTGTTTTATTTATATCTACCATTTAGATTTATTAGCCCAGTAAGCTGCGCTTAATTTTCCCCTAGCAATATTTTTAGCATGTCTAGCTTTAAAGGATTTACGCCTAGCTTTTTCTGCAGCTGTAGTAGGATTACTTCCTGCACCTTTAACGCCCTGCTGTCCATATCTTATAGTTTTAATTGTATCCCCTTCCTTAGCTACAACTACATGACTCTTAGTAGGATGACTAGGGGTACGTTTAGGTTTATTAAATCCTGAGACACCTGCTCTTACTAATCGTGCGTCTTTTTGATATGCCATTATGATTTCCTATCTACTTTTTTAACTTTTTCTACAGTACGCATAGCTCCTAAGCCTAACATGCCCATTAGTACTGGCATCATTATATCTAATTCTATCATAGGAACTACAACTCCTGTTTCTAATAATTCTAAAGCCATATTAACAAAAGGAATTATTAAAAAGTTACCAGCCATACCTAAGCAACATACCCATCCAATAGCAGGTCGCCATCCACTAACAAAAACGCTTGCATGTTGAGCTTCTGTTTTGTTAATTTCTAACTGAGCCTGCACTGCATCATTAGCATGACGTTCAGCCATAGTTGCTATATCATGTGCTAACTTTTCTTTTAAGTCTTTATCAAGTACAGTCTTATCTAGTAAAGATGAAACTGGTCCTACCAAAGTAGAAAGTAAACTCATCATTATTCAGGCCCTCCGTAAGACATGAAAATTCCTACGGCTAACGCAGTTAAGATAGCGGTCGTTAACATACGCGCAATAGTGTGTCCTATTGTTTGTTTAGTAGCTCTCCAAGAATCTAATAAACCTCTTAACTCTCTTACATCATCATAAGCTTCTTGATCAGATAATCCTATATCCTTCAAGGCTTGTTTAGCTCCTCTTTGAGCTGCTGCTTGAATTATAACTTCTATTTCTGATTGTTCCATATCTTATGCTACCGCTGTAATGTTTACCGTACAATAAATAAAAACAAATAAAATATATAACGAACTATAAATAAATAAATCTTCTAAATAACTTTTCACTAGCTTTTTATTTTACCTCTCTACATAAAGAATGAAATTAACCAACTACCACCTCCTAAACAAATACCCAAGGCTATTAAAGCAAACACTAAGTTTTTTATGTCTTGTTCCTTTTCTAGCTTTAATCTTTTTATTCTGTTCTGTTTTATTTTTTCTTGAGTCCGTCTATACTTTTCTTCAGATCTAATTCTAAGCATCTTATGATACATAGCTGTCTTGCCTTTCTGCATAAATATTTTTTTTATCTGTTCTTCATATTTAGCAATCTTCATTTCTGCTTCTATAGCTTGTAAAGCATAGCTTTCTACAGAACCTTCCTTGTAGGTTTTATTAGGATTTTTATCTAGCTCTTCACGAGCTTCAGTAACTTTATCTTTAGCGTCATAAAACGCTCCTAGTTTTCCAATAAGATCAGAGGCATCTTTTCCTGTTTTGACAGATGCTTGGATTACTTGGAATGCTTTGCTTGCTGCTGCAAGTGCTAACGAAATCTCTATCATTAATTATATACCGCATATGCCTTTTCCCAAAGCTCAAAGTCTTTGGCGTAAAAATCAAGAATATCTTTTTTTCTATCTTCAGAAATATTTGCCAGCCAATAATCTATATGTTCAGTATTAGGTTGAGCTTTGTAATTTAAAGGGTCAGTTACTTTGCCACCTTTATCTAAAATAAATTTACTAACATGATCTCGTATATTTTCTGTATTACAAAGCAATGCATCTTTTGAAAAATAACTATGTTGTGGTCTTAAACTATTAAATATAAGATCAGTATTATAATCTTTTTTAACAGTGTCCCATGCTTTATCAGGATCTCCAAAATCTCTAAGGCTACTTTGTCCAAACTCTCTTATTTTTAAAACGTTACTAGCTAACTGAGACTCTCTTCTTTGTTTGACAGAGTTATAAAGAGAAGCAAGCCAATGTAAAGGATTTCTTATTGTAGCAATACATGGCATATCTGCAGAGATAGCACTTTTAGATCTTGCATCTTCAAAAGTTCTATGAACCTTTGATTGCTCTCCATGTTTTGTATAGGGAAAAGTTGCATAGTCATACTCATTGTCTTGACAAAACTTTTCGTATTCTTGCCAAGACTCAAAGTCACCTTCTAAAGTATAAATATCTGTATCTGAAATAAGCCCAGATTTAAAAAAATAAAAGGCAAGAGTAGCAGAGCCTGATCGAGGAACTCTTACTGCTGTAAAATTATTTGAGTATGAAATTATCATTTAATTACCACTGTATCTGTATCAGTAAAAAATAAAAGTCTGCCTTCACAAACTATATTCCAATCTGGACCTTCTTGCTCTGTCCTAGAAGGAACTTGAATAACAACGTGTCTTGCTAACCATTCGGTGTTTCCTTGCAGAACTCTCCATGCGTGTTCAGAAGAACCTCTACCTACATGACCTTTTGATTTATTAAATCTTATTCTGTATTTGGGCATATAGGAAGTTCAGGATTTGTTGCAAGATCAGGTTTCAATCTTGCTGCTTCTAAAGCCATTACGTATTCTTTCCATAAAAACATCTCACCTATTGTTAGGTCAGCATCTTCAAGGGCTTTTAAAGCTTTGTTTTTTTCTTCATTAATTCTATCTAATTGTCTATCAGTTTTAATTTGTTTTTCCTCTTCTTCTGAAAGTTTAATCCATCCCATATCTTTATAATCTGGTCCCATCCAAGACAAGTCTTTTATATCATCTAAAAATCCATGAAGCCCAAAAATAGAATGCCAGTTTGTAGGTAAATCGCCAGCTTCACTTAGTGCTTCGTTTGTTGACAGTTTTCTCAATTGCCACATTTTCTTTTACCTTATCTTCTTTAATTAAACCAGATGTATGGCTACCTTGTAATTGACCAGCAAAAGGAGGAAAGCCATTTAAATGAATCTTTTCTTCTTCAGTTATTTCTCTCCACTCTCTCCAGCTTCCAAAATCTTCTCTGGGTTGAATGTATATATGACAACCAATACTTGCAGCCAACTGATGTATAAATTCTGTAACTTGCGTAGGCTGATAAACATTCCAAAGAAAAGTACCGTCTGCTCCACGCATTGTAATTTCAGAAGTACCAGAAGCCGACATTCCTATACTTACAGATTGCGCTCTATTTTTATTTGAGTCCAAACTATCAAGCTGTTGTTGCTGCTGTTTTTCTTCAAACAATTTTCTAAAATCTTTTTTATTCATTGAGGACACCAACTAACTACTATTTGACCATTTACCGTTGCAGGATATGAAGCTCCAGCTACTACTGTTACACAGTTGTGTGTTGTAGTGTTAGCTGCAGAGCCAGCACCACCTGCTCCACCTACGTTACCTGCGGTTCCATATCCACCTCCACTGCCTCCAGTGCCTACTGAACCCTGTAGCATATGTACACTTGCACCTGCTGATCCACCGCCACCTCCTCCTCCTGATCCGGGGGCTTGCGCGTTGCTTCCAGAATTAGGGACAACTCCATTTTGAGTAGCCCCAGTGCCGTCACAGGTTGAAGATGCTTTCGCTCCGTTCCCTCCAGCACCCCCTAAATAATAGCCTCCACAACCTCCGGGAGCACTATTGTATGTAGTACTACCGTAAGTACCATCATTTCCATTTTGAGAAGGTCCAGCAGCATGAAAGCGTCCTCCACCTCCTCCTCCACCGCCACCCCAAGTGGTTACACCTGCTCCATAGGGACCAATAAATGCACAGTAAGTACCTCCTGCTCCTGTGCCTCCTCCGGGATTACCTGCAGTATTTAAGGGTGAAGCGCTAGCATTTCCCCAAGGAGTAACATTTCCACTCGTACCATTATTTCCGTTCGTTCCTGTATTGGCGGTATTACCTGCAGCACCACCAGTTCCTCCAGCAAAACTTAAACAAAAAACAGTAGATGCTGCACCTGCACTACCTGCTGTGCCTCCAGAAACAGGAGCACCTGTATTAGGATGTCCAGCACCCCCTCCTGTACCACCCCCTCGACCACCACTAACTGCCTTTGGTTGATTTTGTGGGGGTACTTGTGGCGTAGGTCCACCAAGTCCGCCTGACCCTACTCCAGCTGTAGAACATCCACTATTTCCAGCACTTCCTGCTGCGCCTTTTCCCGATACGTTTACGCTTGTAATACCAGCAGGTACTGTGAAAGTGCCTGAAGAGTTGAATGTTTCTGTTCCTCCGGGAGCTAGGCTAACTCCTCCTAAAACTCCTGTTTTGCTTGTTCCTATTGGCATAGTTATTTACTCGTTTAAAAACCATCCGGTAGCAATGTATTTTGTATTCTCACCATACACAGCATTGCCCCTGTGTGCATGAGTATAAGCTGCAGGCCATATGAGCATTGTATTTGCAGCTGGCTTTATTCTTCTTTGTTGATATAAAAATTCTGTTTCTCCACAAGCATCATCAGGCAAGGAATTAAGATAAAGCATAAAAACTAATGAACGATTATTTTGATAATCATTTCCTTGTTCGTGATGCCAAACGTGATAGCCTTCTCCGTTTTTTGTTTTTTGTATTTTAAAGTTTCTACAAATTACTTTAGTATCTTTTAAGACTGAAAATTTAGTTACATACAAATCGTAACATTTTTGTAATCCTTCAAAAAACATATCGTAAGTATTTTTATTTTCAAAAACATTTAGTTCTAAATTTCTGCCATTGCAAAATAATTGATTATCACTTTTATAATGACCTTCAGTATTTTCACTTTGAAGTCTATTTGTAGTTATCCCTAGTTTTTGATTTGCATTAAATTCTTCTATTAAATGTTTGCAAAAACCATCAGGAAAAACATTTTCAAAAATACCTATAAAATCTTTTTCACTAAAATTCATTTGAATGATGGGCCCTGTTATCCAAGTTACTAAAGACTGTCTCGATCCTTTTGTTACAGGTGTAACTTGATGCACTGTCCAAGAAGGAAAAACAATAATTAACCCTCGTTGTTTTTTTATTGTTAAAGGCTCTGATCCTGTAAGTATCTGTAAGTTTCCTCCTTCGTACTCTGAAGGATCGGTAAGTTGTAAAGCGACACTTAGCTTGCGTGACATTCCTTCTCTACCAAAATCCTGATGCCAACTATAGAACCCCTCATTTGATTCTTTATAATTTGTAAGCTGTATTTTTTCTCCGAATCCAGTTAAATCAAATTGAAAATACTCAGCATTTAAAGAAGAAATAACGTGACTTAGTTTTTCAAAAACCCATCGTGTCTTTTTTTTATTACCAAGCCAAAACACTTCAGACCTTCTTATATTATTTTCTACTTGACCATTACCAACTTGAGCTTTTGTTGCAGAAACCTTTGACATATCTTGCAAATGATCTAATTCTTGATCAGTAAAAGCTCCTTCCCACCACGCATGAGTTTCTATTTTTTTTGAGTATGGAGTTAATGTATATTCCATTAATAAAACCTTTTATTACAAGACAAGATAAAATGAATAAACTTTGTTTTATCTTTTGAAAAACTAGTAGTAATCATATGAGGTAGCCAGCTATTAAACATCATCATAGTTCCGGGGATTACATTATTAAAATGTATATGAGAAGTTGCTGAATTTATTTTATCTGTTTGTTCTGGCATTAAACTTGCCATTTTTTTACTAGATCTTGGATCATCAAAAATAGGATAAGATCCTCCTTCAGGAGTTTCTAAAAAATAAAAACCTGATAATTGACTATCTGCATGTATATGCATTATATTGCTACCATTACAATTAAACTCTTGTCCCCACATAGCTTCAACAAAAAACTCATAACTATCTGTTGCATACCCTTGTTCTTTTAATATACTAATACTTTTATCTTTAAAATAAGAAGTTAAAAAATTTAATTCTTTATCTTCGTTCATATCTTGCGTTTGATAAACATTATCTTTTACTTTCTGTTTTACTGCTTCATAATGTTTTTCTGCAATTTTTAAAGTTTTATCAACCCACTCTGCGCGTTCTTCACGATAAATCACAGAGGGGAAATAGAAATAAGACTCCATTAGCTGTTTACATAATCTGTTAGAACATCTGCAAAATCTTTTACATTTGCACTGGTAATATCTGTAGCTTCTGAAAGTGATTTAGTTCTTCTATTTTCTACAAGAACTTCTTTAGCGAGTCTTAACACTTCCATTTTTATCCTCTTACCTTCTACTACCGCTTGATTATTATGACGAATATCTTCTATTGCCTTTTGCTGATCAACCACTGCTTGCATTTCTGGTGAAAGAGCCATTTTTTTTTCTCCAAATTAAGAAAGATTTTTCATAGGTATACTTACATAGTAGGTTGTCCCACCATCTGGTGTGAAAAAGAACCATATATCTGTTGTATTTGCGTCGGTCGTTCTAGTCACCGACCCACCGGGGTATTTAAATGTACCTCCCGCCAAAGCCAAACTTCGACCTGCCGTTCCATCGTTAGTTAGAACTAAAGTAAATGAACTTCCTCTATTACTAACACTATTAGCAGTAGCGAGTGTAAAAGTACAATTACCATTAAGTGTAGCAGTAAATAAATTACCATCATTTAAATCTATTGTTTGTGATGTTCCGGTGTTTCCTATAGCCACAACTTTATCAGAAAATGTACCAGAAAAAAACTGATTGGTATCAAAAGGAATAACTAAGTTAGCACCTGAGTCTTGTATACCAGTAGTAACTTTAGGAGTTGTAAGTGCTGCACTAGTACTTAACGCCATATTACCTGTACCTGTAGTACCTGTAACTCCGTCTACTAAATTTAATTCAGCTGTTGTGCTTGTTACACCATCTAAAATATTTAGTTCTGCTCCAGTAGCAGTAACACCGTCAAGTGCATTGATAGTAGATGCGCTATCAGCTATATCTCTTGCTCTACTCATTTAAAACTCCTATGGGGCTGTAGGCCAATCATCGTCAGACAAATTAGGAAAGTCTGAGTGAGTAGTAATATCCCTCAAGGCTTGCCTGTAAGTAGCCATTGTGTCAGTCATAGTGACATCTGATAAGGCATAAAAGTCGGTGTTTGAAAGAAGAGTATTTCTTTTTTCACGCATAGCGGTAGCTTGATTTGCATTATACTCCGCAATCTCATCCGCAGTTTTTTCAACAACAGTCCACTGATATACCCACGCTCCGTCAACAAGAACTGGTTTGGTAGATTGATTTAATTTTTGTGTCGATAATACTTCAGGTGGTTTTGCGGTTGTAGTTGCGTACACATCATACTCAGCAAGCATTTCTTCTGAAATTTGTTTTGGAAAAGAAGTTTGTGGGTTGTCTCTCCGAAGCTGTCCGATTGAATAGTTCTCAGGCGCGTCGTTGTTTACTTTTATATACATAAATTTACCCTAAATCTGTTTTAGTTGTAGACACATAGTTAGTAAGTTGATTTATACTCATACTAGTTGTACTAACAGTATCGGAGTATCCGGTCATACTTACATTGTTCCAAGAGTAACCAGAAGTCCAACTAGTGCCAATGCCACTGTTTGTCGTAGCTAAAGTGTAAGAGCCATACGTCCCATCGAGCGAAGAATCTAAAGGTCTTTTAACAATATATTTGTAATCACTATTTCTATGACCAAAAATCCAAGCAATGTTATTTACAAAATCATATTTAACGTCACTGTTGTTAGTGTTCATATCAAGACCGGAGATATTTACTTCTAACCCTTGAGCAGTAGTTCCGTTTGGGTAAATAAACTCTAATTTCATCCGGTAAGCAGTTAGAATTACCCATCGGTCGTTTACATTATCCCAATCAATTCTGATAATTTCAGAATCTGAGCTTCTTGACCAAACTACCGACCCTGAACTGTTTAATAAAACCAGAGGGTTATTTCCTCCAGAAAAATCAAACCCACACAAAACATTTCCTGAGTCGTCTGGGCAGACGGCATTAAGTCTACCGCTATAACTGCTACCGTATCCGTCGTCATACTGGAGTCTTCTGCCCCACTCAGTTGAGCCGTTTGATAAATTAAACTTTGTAACTCCTCCTTTCAAGCCAGATTGATAAAAATAGAAGCCTAAATAACCGTAAGTAGGTGTTGAATTATATTGCTCAAAAGCACCACAGGATGGGTAGTAGTTGTAGTTGGTGTTGCCAATGACGTATCTCTTTACATGACTGCCACTGCTTTTATAGGCAACGTTGTATACTGTGCTGTTCCAAGTAGAACTCGGTAGTACACCTCGTGAGAAGTAAGATACTTCATTGGAGGCAGTAGACGTTATATTAGAGGGAAAAGTATCGTTTGTCCCACCACCACTCTTGCAGTAATTTGAAGATAGTAGGTCATTGCTACCCATCTGCCATCGCGAGAGTTGACTAGAACCTGCTGGCCCATAGTTTGGGGTATAAAATCTATCGGTAGTTTCGTCATACATTGCTGAAGTCGGCTCAGTACGATCCGATGCAGACTGACCAGAATTATTCCAGAATAGCTTTGTGCTTAATTGGCTGCCGTCTTGGTCGTAGACCAAAATAGCACTACCAGTGTAGGAGTTTTCTACCTGCTCCTTACCAAACATAACCACATGATCTGAACTTACAGCTATTCTACCAAGCGAAGAAGACCATCCGTATGATCGTGATATATGAGCTTCGTTTACCCAATAAGAAACGCCACTACCAGAACCGGCTTTACCTAGCATTGTAAGAGTTGAAATAAGGCTCACGCTAAAGCATCTCCTGCGAGGAAACCGTACCAAGTGGTACCACCGTCGCGTGTAATAAAACACAATATATCTGTTTCACCTGAAGCTGGAGCATCTGGTGCAGAACCACCTGCCCAATCAACAGCACTGGGCCAAGTAACTGTGCGTGTACCGCTTACTGTTAGCTGTAAAACAAAACCATAGGCAGTTCCACTTGCAGGAGGATTGCTAAACGTAAACGTAGTGTTTGCAGAAATTGTCTTTGAGAAAAAGTTACCTGTTTCACAATCAACATCGTTTGCAGACATTGCTACATAGGTTTCATTATAACTTTTTGCTTTAAACTCTTCACTAGCAAGTACATCGCCATTTGCGTCAGCTGTTAAAACTTTTGAAGCTTGGCTTGTTCCAAGAGTTGTAATGTCATTGTAATTAATTTCGGCTGCAGTAGCAGTAACACCATCAAGGATGTTAAGTTCTGCTGCAGTACTTGTGACACCATCTAAAATATTAAGTTCTGCTGCAGTACTTGTGACACCATCTAAAATATTAAGTTCTGCTGCAGTACTTGTAACCCCATCTAAAATATTTAGTTCTGCTGCAGTGCTTGTAAGTCCTAAATTAGTTAAAGCTGTAGAAGCTGAAGCTAAATCAGAAAGGTTATTTGAAACATGTGCATATTTAGCATCAGTTTGTACTTGTGTATAAACATTACTTACACTAATAACATTATAAGCTAATACTTCTACATGATCATTAACAGCAGCCCCAGATGCTAAAACAATAGAAGTTCCATTAGTAGCTGTAAAATCTGTAGCTAATACTAATTTAATACCGTTTAAAAATACATCTGCAAAGCCTACAGTATAACTAACACTAAAAGTTGTTTGCCCTGCAGTAGCTGTAAAAGAAGTACGTGAGTAGGCTGAATTACCTACAGTGGCCCAAGAAGCTGCTGTGCCATTTGTAGTTAAAAATTTTCCTGAATTACCAGATTGACTAGGAAGAGAATCTACATCTCCAAAAGAAATTGTTCCTGACGCATTAGTAATAAGAGCTTGCCCACTAGTGCCGTCTGAAGTAGGAAGTGTAAAAGCTGTTGTAAAAGCTTGTAGATTCGTATCAAAAGCTAATACATTTGTACCAATAACTAAACCTAAACTAGTTCGGGCTGCTGCTGCAGTAGTTGCTCCTGTGCCTCCATTAGCAACAGGTAATGTACCAGTAACACCAGTTGATAAAGGTAGCCCAGTTGCATTAGTTAATACTCCTGCACTAGGTGTTCCAATATTAGGTGTTGTAAGAACTGGGCTTGTTAGTGTTTTGTTTGTAAGAGTGTCAGTAGTTGCCTTACCTACTAAAGTGTCTGTAGACGGAGGTAAGGTTAATACTACATTACCAGAATATGCTGAATGAGCAGATGATTGTAGTTGTGTATAATGTGCATTGCTTACTTCACAATAAAATTTAACATTAGATACTGAACCTGAATTTTTTAATACAACTTCTCCAGATTGAATATCTACATTACCATCTATTCTAACAACTCCAGTTCCGTTAGGAGTTAAAGTAATATTACCATTAGAAGTAGAAACTACATCATTTCCATTTACATCTAAATCACCGCCTAGCTGTGGTGTAGTATCATCAACTACATTTGAAATGGCTGATGATGCAGCTAATCCTGCAACTAATGTACTTCTAGAAATTCTTTTTAAACCACCGCCAGAAGTATCTACTGCAAGCAATACATCATCACTAGCTACAGTAGAAATTTCTGATAGATCTCCGACCGCCGTAGATGCAAAAGCTGTTCCATTAGCGATTAGCAAATTACCAGAAGTATTTGTAGCTGTTTGAAAAGTAGTACCCTTTACTTCTCCAGAGGAGCCATAAATAACTGCTTTACTATTTACAACTGTTCCTGCAGTAGAACCGTCTACTAAATTTAATTCAGTTGCAGTAGATGTAACTCCATCTAGTATGTTAAGTTCTGCAGTAGTACTTGTAACACCATCAAGAATATTTAACTCGGCAGCTGTAGAAGTTACTCCATCTAGTATGTTAAGTTCTGCAGTAGTAGCTTGTAACACCATCAAGAATATTTAACTCGGCAGCTGTAGAACTAATTGCTGTACCATTAAAATTTATAGCATCTAAATAAGCTGTACCATCTACATACAAGTCTTTCCACTCTTGACTAGATGAACCTAAATCATAAGCGTTGTCTGTATTAGGAATAATATTACTATTGACATCTGCACCAAATACAACATTATCGTCAGCAGCATCTCCTAAAGTAAGAGTTCCTCCATTAAATGTGGTAGTGCCTGTAACCGTTAGATTTCCTCCTACGGATACATTACCTGTAGTAGTAATTGCATCTATATAGGCATTCGCCCAATAAGTAGAGCTGTCCCCAAGACTATGAGTACTATCAGCAGAGGGTATAATATCTGAGGCAATGTCGGCAGTAAAGGTAACTGTATCGGTTGCCGCGTTTCCAAGTGTGGTATTTCCTTCGACAGATAAAGTACCGCTAAGAGTAGTAGCTCCAGAAGCATCAAGGGTTGTAAATGCTCCGGTACTTGCAGAAGCAGCACCAACTGTAGCCCCATCAATAGTTCCACCATTTATATCAGCCGTATCAGCAACCAAGGCATCTATGTTTGCTGTCCCATCTATGTATAAATCTTTAAATTCTAAAGAGCTTGTACCTAAATCAATATCACTATCAGTGACAGGTACAACTGCTCCATCTTGTATTCGTATTTGTTCTACAGCTGCAGAACTTACTTCAACAAAAATTCCCCATCTATTGTTTGTACTATCAACAACAATCTTATTTAAAAAATCTTGATCGCCAATAGTATGAATATTACCGCCTTGTCCTGCTGAACCATCATGCCTATGTCCAGTAGTTCCTGTACTAGCATAAGTAAAAGCATTTAAAAGCTGATTATATTCGTCATTAAATAAAGCAGCGGTAATAGTATCGCCATCTGCAAATGTACTTTGTCGCGTATAATTTGTTCCTGCCATTCCTATCTCCTACCAGACGGCATGTAATCTATATACAAACCATTAATTGAATATGATGGCTTGTTGTCATCAGTAAAAATTTTAAAGCTACAAGTATGTCCACTACCTTGTATAGATAGTCTAGTCATTGGATCTAATGAGCCTCCGAATGTAGCTGAATTAAAAAGAGAACTACCAAAAACAGCAGGCGTTCTAATGTTTGTTATTTCATAATCACCGGGTTGAGGTATTGCTGGATCTTCGTAATCGTATCTAACTCTTAAAAAAGGAGTTATATCTCCTTCTGGGCCAATAGAAACTTTAGCATACTTTAATGTTTTTAAAGTTCCGACATCTCCGAAATCTAAATTAGGTGTGAGATATTTTGCACTTATTGTTTTGACAGTGCCGTTTTGATAAAAATTACTTCCTGTGTCGTGGTTGTAAATGTAACCTAAGTTATCACCATGATAAACTTTTTCAATTCCAGTTGCATTAAATCCTGAAGATATGGCAGGAGCTTGAATACCTTTTACTTGTGACCACTCAAATCCATTAGGAGTTAATGTTCCTATTACGCCTAATGAAGCATTTATATCAGCTCCTGATCCTGTGTAAAATAATCTATATTGAGATCTATTTCTTAATACAACGCTACTAACAGTGTAGCTAGATATACTAGAAGTTAAAGAAGCTAATAACGCCTGTACTTGTCTTGAAACAGAGCCTAACTCTACGTCACCAATACGTGAGGTAGCAGCTACTAAGCGTAACCCATCTGGAGCTAAAAATATAATATCTCCAGCAAATTCTTGAATGCTATATCCGCTTAAACATCCAATGTTATTTGTTATTTGAACAACAGTAGTGTTAGCAGAATCGTTGATGTTATCAAGTCTATGAATACTGTTCTGACAAAAAATAAATAATGAACCACGGAAACTTTTAATGCCTGTAATGTCATCTGCTATTGTTACTGAACCTGAACCTGTACCAGTAAAATCTTTATCGTCATTTGTTTTAGAATAAGATAAAGTACTAGGTGCATTAGTAGTGTCAACTACACATAAATGTTTATCATGTATCTCTATAAATTGACCAGCAGAAGGACTTGAAGTTTCTCTGTATACAAATTTTCTTGTGTTTCCAGTACCATCTATATGAAAGTGAGCTACTTTATTTGGACCAGTTGCTATAGACAGCGAACCATAAGTAGCACTAGTTGCACTTAAAGATGACTTCATCAAAGAAAATTGAGCTTGTCCTTGATTAGGTCTATCGAGAACTGATTGACTGCTTAATGCAGATTGCAGTACTCCACTATTACCTGTATCAACATTTATCTGAGTCCATGTAGAGCCGTCTTCAGTATAATAGATAGAAGTATCTACACAAGCTACTACGCCCGGTCCATAAGGCGTAACACCTAAAATTTTACTAGCACCTTCGGGTCGTGTGTCTCCGTAATTAGAGTAACCGTTTATTCTTCTGTAACCGCCATCAGGGTCTACCTCAAAGTTTTGCAACTCTTTGGCAAGTCCCGGATTTTGAAGCATATCAAATTCGTTGAGGTTAGTATTTAAACCTCCTTTACAAGATAAACCAAATGCTAAAGACATTAAATAAATACCACTCTATCATCTTTAAAATAGGATGTGCTAGGATCAAGTAAGTTTTCACGCATACTTCTTAATCCTTTTTTGTAATCATCAAGAGCAAAAGCTGCTGATTGTGGGTTGTCTTTAAATTGATGCAAGTAATACCTAGCCTTAGCTATAAGTACAGTGCTATACAAATCAGGAAATACTATTTCATCTGAATAATCTGATAACGCTGTAGGCAAATCATAAGCAAAGAACCAAACTTTATACACTTGCTTAGGAATAGGAGTAAGTCCAAATTTTCTACCATCAGGACTTCGCACTATTCCATTAGGCTCTCCCCAGTTTTGAGTATCTGCATCATCCATGTTTTCAGAAACTCTTCTAAAATCTTTCCAAGTTTCTGGTGTTAAATAGTTTAAGTTTTTAGAAACATATGGTGCTACTTCGCCTGTAACTCCTACTGTAGTTAAGTAGAAATTTTCCCAATCAATAGCTCCATAGTCTGTGGTTAAGCTATTACTGGCCGGCTTTAATTCATACCAGCGAGTACCTGCTGTAGTTTCTACAGAAACATTTCCATACATAGGATCTGTTGTGCCACTTTCAGCCGTAGCTAAAAAAGGCCACTTAGGTTCTTCATTTACAATATCTAAATAAGATCTATTTATACAGTCTTGAGCATGGGCTTGTATTCCTGTAGCAGAGCCGAAGTTAGATGAAGTCAATATTACTTCATTGGATTCACGCAACAGCTCATTTGTTAACTGTAAAAAGGATTTAGCCATTAGTTTTATGAACCTTTTGAATTTCAAAGTTAGCAGACTTTGAAGATCCTGTATGGGCTTTGTATCCATCCTTGGGATCTTTCATTAGTTTATAAGACTTACCACTTTTCATCCAGTGATAGCCTTTAGGGGCCGAGACTTTCATTTAACAAGGCTTCCCTTTTTTCATCTCACCGCCCATAGCTTTCTTATCTCTACGTGCCATAGCGTTGCCATTAGCCTTACCTCCTTTACTATACATTTTTTTCTTTTCTTTCTTTTTATCTTTGCCATACATCATACTAACTGTCCTCTTTTTGCTTACTAGGATTATTAGAGTTTCTAAAAATGCGATCAAAGTTATCGTCAAACTTTTTTTTGTTCTCACTTTTCATATAAGGAGAACGTATCTTAACTTTATTGTTGACGTTAAATCTTACAGGATTATGTTCAGTTCCAATCTGAGGCATGCTTTAACTTCCATTGAAATTAAAGGGGGCATATTTCAGCCCCCAATAATATTTAGTCAATACCGTAGAATGCAGATACCAACGCTTCGCCACGTAGTACTTTAGCTCCATAAACATGGAGTCCTCGTACTATATCGCCAAAGCTGCTTGGATCACGAATTACTTCGGTGTTAACAATAGTCTGAGCAGTACATGTAGATGACATGTGACCAGCAATACACTTACCAGCTGCGTTTGAAGTAGCTGCGATATTGTTAGTCTTGTACATATCAAATCCACGTAACTTACCAGATGATACCAGACCATTACGGATAGAACCTTGACCAGCGTTGTAATCAACTGACAAAAGTTTTGAGTTGCTTTGTACAAGCTGCTCATAAAACTCTGGATTAGCTAGGAACCAACGACCTTCTTCAGGAACATTTTGCTCGTCAAGTAGACGGGCCATGTGTGAAAGAACATCAATTGGGTCATGCTCACCAGAAGCAAAACCTATGTCTAGATTACCAGTACCGTCAAAAGTACCTGCTGCAAGGTCAGTTGCGCTATCAGAACCTAAGATGTGGTTAGGAGAAGCTGCAGATACTCCTGCAAACATAGCTGCAATTACGCCTTCATCGAAAGCATCACGCAAAGAGTAAGCAGCAGAAGAAGCTGCAACTTCACGGAAGTTTACATGAGACATGTTGCTTTCAATGTCATCAACGATGAACTTGAATGCATTCGCAGTATCAACAACAAGAGTTACCTCTTGGTCTGTCAACTTAGTTTGTGTAACATCTGCACCTCTTTCATACTGATACACAGTAATCTCAGGTTCTTTGATGATCTTTACAGAATCACCGAAAGCGGAAATTTCCCCAGCATAATCAGTATTAGTGATTGCTTCAGCCACAGAGGACTTACGGAAAAAATTCAGTACTGACTTACTATAAATAGAAGGCAGGAAGAATGAATTGGTTTGACCACTTACGGAGTTCGCAAAGTTAGCATCGGTATCCGTACTCGGCTCGAAAAATTGATCTGATTGGTTATAAGCCATTTTTAATTACCTCAATAAAAGACAAAATTATTTAATCACTCGTCCTTCACTGATTGCCTGATTAATATCTTGTTCATACTTATCATACTCAGCGATGGACATCTTAGCGATTTCCCGTTCAGTCCATACTTTAGGTTGCTTAGTATCAATGGCTTTAGTCTTAGTAGACACCATATCTGCTGCACTTCCCTGTTGTTTAGACTGAGGTTTGGTTGACTGAGCTTTAATTCCATTTTCGAGTTTATACAAATCAATAGCTTTACTAGCTAATTCTGCATTATTAGGATTGTTATAAATCCAATTTTGTATTTGTTCAGGTTGAGCTTTAGCCCACTCGTGAAAGGTTTCATTGCTACGAAGGTCTTCAAAGTCAGGATGCCTATTACGCAACTCAACTTCAGCTTCCTTCTTAGCTATGTCAGTCTCACGTTGCTTCAATGAAACTAGCTCTTGACGTATATCTGCCAATTGCTGTTCGTTTTGAAGATGTGCTACAGTCTCTACTGTTTCGTACAGATCTGGATTCTTTTTCCTGAAAGATTCTATCTCTTCGGCAGACTTAGGAGCTTGATACTGAGGAGCTTTAGTTTTTGCTTCCGCTACTAGTTCTTGCTCACGCTGCTTAAATTCAGAAACTTTACTATCATAATGCTTCTTTAAATCATCGTAACGCTTCTTATAATTTACATCTTTACCTTTAGTTTCTTTAGGGGCTTCAGCTTCGCTGGAGGTAGCCTTTTCTACTACAGGTTCAGATTGAAAAAATAAACCATTAGCATTCTCGAAATTCTCTTCCTTTCCAGCATGCCAATCTTTTTTCATGTTATAAGGATTTGCTTCTTTTTCCTCTACTTGTTGTACTGCTTCAGTCATGTTACTTCTCCAAACGGGGCTTGTTGCCTACAAGGTAGCCTATCTTTATGTTTCGTCAAACTGATAGGGGCTTGTTACTTCAAGGTAGCCGTATTAACGAATACTCGGCATTTGATTAGCTTCAGCCATTTGACTCTTCATTTTATCATCAGAATCAAAAGGCGTGGCTTCTTCAGGCCGACTCATTAAACCACCATCATAAGCACGTTCAGCTGCATCCATAGTTTTCTGCAGGTTGTCAGCACCTATTTGATCAGTGGCCTTCTTAGTGAATACAAACTCCCCGTCAGATAATCTGGCAGGTATAGAGTCTGATACACCAGTTCCGGGGCCTTCAACTTCTCCAGCCCCAGAAAACTCAGCAGCAGTTACTACAACTTTATCTAAAATAGAACTAAGTTGAGGATCTGCTGCTAAAGCATTCTGTAAATATTCTTTTTCGGATTCATCTAATGTTTCATTTAACACATAGTCCATGTATGCTTCTTCCATTTGAGCATCTGGAAGTTGTGAATCCAACATAGCTTGTTGCTCTTCGGGTGGTACATTATCATATGTATCTTCAGGAATTTCCCCACCTTCTGCTTTTCTTAACATCGGTCGTGGGTTATTGAAAGCATCCATAAAATTCATAGGTCCACCCATACTTCTGTATCTACGTGATGTTTTAGCAGCCTTGTCAGGTTGCTTAGAATGTTGCTTTCCTTTTGCAGTATCTTCTCTTTTCTTTTTAGTACTAGCTGCATACTCTGAATCAGACATAGACTTAATAGCTTTTTCAGGTAAGTATCTTTCACCCGTAGCTTCAGATCCTTGAGTGGAGGGCTTACCGCTTTTGGTTCTCCACTTCTGGTCTGTCCAGTTTTTTAAGGACTGTTGTGATTTTTTAAGTGCCATTACTTGTAACCACCACCAGCAGCTTTATATTGTTTTGCTAACATCTGCGCTTTACGTGCAGACCATTGACCTGAGCTGCCACCTTTATTTCCTGCTTTAATTTTATTAAAAAGGTTCTTACGCATAGTAGGATTAGTGTAATTACCTGCTGCATTTACTTTACTTTTAGTCTTTGTAGTCATTTACGTTATCCCGTAACCTCTCTAAGCGTTCCAGAGAATTCACTCTCCCCTGACTGCGGAACATCTCCAGTTCCGATGTTGCCACCGCCAGTACCCGTAACTCCGACATCTTGGCCTTCTGGAGGTAGTTCTTCATTGGCTCCCATACTTCCGGGTTGTTCACCAGAGGCTTGAGCTGCCTCACCAGATCCTTGTCCAGCATTTTGCATTCCTATGATTTGTGCCATGATAGCAGCTTCTTCTGGATCATTAAGAATTTCTTCAGGGTCAAGCTCCAGAGAATAAGCTAGTTCGCTAATTAGCTTGTTAATTTTAATGAAGGGTGCTATAGAAGGATTCTGTGCTGTCTGTAAGAACATAGTTAGTCTTTGACTACGTACTTCTTTCTGCATCAAACTATTAGTACCCGTGGCTTTAACTTCTAAATCACCTTCTATGTTAAGCTTTTTATCTAGAAATTGCATGTTCCATTGATAATAAGCTTCACCTAAAGGACGTAATAAGAAATCATCTAGATTCTTTATAACTGTTTTTATATTTAAAGAAGCAGCACCTAGTAGCATTGACATACCTGAAGCGGTACGTGTCATGCTTTGAACTCCAGTTTGACCATGCGAGTAGCTTGGTATTCCTGTTTGTTCATCTGCTAACTGCCTAAACTTATCAAACATCATCATGTTTTCTGTAGATGTATTAGGAAACTTTAATCCATTGATAGAAGTTCCGGGCATACCAGCTTGACGCTTAAATATTTTACCCGGATATATTTCCATACTTTGACCGCCTACTAAGGCAGACTCATCTACATCAAATACTAAGGAACCTGACAACGCTAGATTATCTATTGCCATACGTGCATGACCATTCATAATCTTCTGAGAGTCATCCATGTTTTCAGCTACACCTATACCGAAGAAGCTGTATGGATTTCTTTCATAAGGGAAAGCATTATATGGAATTCTATGTGGAGTAAAAGGATTAACAACAGCTCTTAGTACATTACCATTACAAATCCATGCGTTAATCTGGACTTCATCTAAGTCATCAACGCCTTCAGGCAGCTCCATGCCAGCTTCTTTGGCATACTCTGCATCCATTATTCCCCAGTACTCTAAGACTTCAAATTGCCCAGAGCCATACTCTTCAGAACGATTATCATCTTTTAACTCGTGTTCGTACTGTTCAGGCTCATAGTTCGGACCCATACGTAAAGCATCACGTATAGCTTCTTTATTAAAGTAAGGCATACGCGCCAACGCTCTTACTTGAGACTTATTCATCTTATGACGATGAAAAGCGTATTCACACTCGTCCATGTTAGTAGCATTAGGATCTGGAAAGAAATCCCATATACTTACAAATTCTATTTTAGGTACACGTACATCTACAGGATTGTATTCTCTTTCACCCTCTGCGTTTTCTTTCCAACGATTAAGAGTCTTGTTAAAGTTAAATGGTCCTTTAAGTATACCTGTTCCAAACAATGAACATTCAAACAAAGCATTTCGTATTTCACTAGATCCTTTTGATTCTTCTATTTGATCATGGATCAGCTTTTCCATACGCCTTGCAGCTTCTTGAGCTGGCTTAGTTTCATAAAACTGTGGGATAGCTGTAGCACCATCCGTAAGTGAATCTTTTAATACTGCGTCTACATCTTCAGTTTTGCCTTTAACATAGGTTGCCCCAGCATTTAAGACTTTACCGTCACCTGCATACCCTACATCGTAAGGATTTGAACTGTCAGGCTCTGGGGCTGGTAAGCTAGTTTCAATACTTGGAACCGGATTCTGTGTATCGAGATGCGCGTACTCAGCAACTCCTTCCGGTATATTTGTCTCTGATATTCCAATTGGGAGCTTATTGGAACCAAAGACTACATCCACTAGCTGACCAAAAGCAGCAAGAACCTTAGTTTTAGTAACTTTAACAAAGACTCTTGATTTTTCTGATTCCCTGAATTTATAGTGTTTTGCATAAAGTCCACGGTAATTGTGATACCCCGTTATCCAACGCTTCTCATCTTGATCTCTAGCATCTTTAGCTGATTGATAGCGGTCATAAATAACACCTATGAATTGATTACGTAGTGAATCTTCAAGGTTAAGTGTTTTACCTTCCTCACCTTCTACGTCTTGGAAGTAAACATTATTAGCACTATCTGTTATTGTGTTTCCACCAGCCATACTATTACCTTATTAGTAACCAAACTCTGAATCAATGGGGGTGTAGGCTTGTTCACGATGCATGTGCCTAATCCTTGATAGAGGATCAGAAACTCTAGGTCTAGACATAATTAAATATCTTAGTGCATCATAAGCGTGATCCGAAGCTCTTGTATCCACATCCTCTGGGTTTGTTTTATCTAAAGGAATACTTTGCAGTTCGCGTATCAGGTTAGGGCAATTGTTAAATATTTGCAACTTGGGCCTTCCGCTTTGCTGAACTCGTAAGTATTCGTGAATTTGTATTTTACCTTGTATCCTATTCTTATCTGCTCTTCTTAGCTTGTGACCTATACGCATTAAAGCTTCACCTACTGTAGGCCCGGTAGATCCTGTCTTAGCCCAAGCAGCTGTATCTAAAATTCCCGGAACTGAGAAAGGGTCTTCTATTTCCATCTCTGCGATAAGATGTCCTAAGTCAACGCCTGTCAGTCCTTTACGATACAGTTCTCTATATATAATTAAAGTACCGTCTGAAGGATCAACACATCCCCAAACGCAAGCACTCTCTGAAGCATAACCGTAGTCAATACCTTTTATACGTTCCCAGCCTATTGGGATTTCAAATGGTGTGACTATATGGGTTTCTGCTTCAAACTCTGTGAAGGCAGCACCCTCTGCTATTTCCCAGTTACCTTCTAATAACTGCTTTCTTTGAATCGCAGGAAGAGCTTTAAGCATCTCTTCGTAGCGACCATCTTCAGCTAGATAAGGATTATCATCTAATCGAGCTGGTATAAACTTTCTAGTTAAACCATCCTCACCTCTAAAAGACTCATTAGGTTCTGATGGTAATATATATCTTTTCTTTACCCAATGTGCGCCAACGCCACCGGGGTTAGCTGTACACCGCATATATGGAATAATATCTGAATCTGTAGTACGCAATCGTGAAGCCAGATAATTCCATCCAAACTCTGTTGGCAGGTGAGTAATCTCATCAAATCCTATCCAACTATATGCTTGTCCTTGATAACGATAAACATCTGCATCTCGTTCCAAGAATCCAAATTCTATTTTAGCCCCTGAAGGAAAGTTCCAAAGCTTCTCAACTTCCCTGTACTTACATCCGGGGAAAGCTCTTGGATAAAGCTCCCTAGACTTATCTATTAACTCTCTTAACTCAGGCATCGATCGCCTAAGTATTAACCCCCTATGAGCAGCTCTGTGAGCGTATCTAAGAGGATCTATAAGCATAGCGTAGGACTTACCACCCCCAGCTGCTCCTCCGTACAATACGTCCTTCTCAGGAGCTGCTAGGAAATCTGTCTGTGGTCCCTCGTTAGGTTTAAAGATAACATTATTATTAGCTTCTTCCCTTAAAGACTTTGGAACCTGTGACAGTACATCATCTGTAATTACTTTATTAGTATTATTATCTAGTTTATTTAAAGTTTCTTTAGAGGCTTTGAGTGTTTCTCTTTGTTGATTAAGCTTGACTCTGGTACGCTCTGCGTTCTTTTCTTTCTGGCGTACAACTCTCCGCGCCTGTAGTTTTGTCTTTGTCTCTGAATGGTAGTTATAGCCCCTACCCTTTGAACCTTTAGGTCTGCCACCTTTTAACTTTGGTGTCCCGTCCTTCTTGAGGACGAAGTTACCTTCGGCATCAGTAAGGTACTTATCAGGATTCTTCTCCCATTCTTCCATATATAATATTCTTTAGGCCAACATGACTAATACTTCTACCTGTCATATGTGTTAACCATTCAGCTCCCTCGCGTAAAGACATTGATTGTGAAGATACCATATCTTTAATTTTACGTAAAGATATTAATTCATCTTCTACAGGCTCTAGAGTTTTAGCATCTTCGGATAACTTGTACCCGAAAGGTATAGTACTACTAGTTCGCCTCATTAACTTTCGCAGGTAATATAAATAAACCACCAGTAAGATTATTATTTACTTCTAACCTTTCCTGTTTACCTAGTCCTGTGCGATCTAAGATAGTCTGTGCAGCTTGTAAGCGCATATTCGCTTGAGGAATAGGCTGGTCAGAGTGCATAACCTCTACAAGCTTCATAGCTGCTTGGGGTGCTGACTGAGCGAGAATGTTAGAGGCCAGATCAATAATTTCATGCTTTAGTGATTTGACAACCTGCCAATGTCCATTCTCTGCATAGCCTGCTAAGTCAGCAGCTTTCTTAGGATCACCTCCAGTTTCGACTAGATAGTCTAAGAAATCTTTCTGTTTAACTGTTAGTTCTTTACTCATTATTAATATTATAGAGCTAAATACAGGTTCTGTCAAGTGTTTTCTAAAGTACTTGACAAAATGCTCTGTGGACTGTATAATATACTTTGTAGCCCCCCGGCTATATATCTATATAGACCACCTCGACAATCCTAGCGGATTGAAACCCCTTTAAAGACTTTAAAGCCTCTATGCGCTTAAAAACTACTTAACAGTTTTTATAGTTATTTATTAATCCCCATCCCTCCGACGAACTACTTAACACTCTGAAGTTCCAGAAATGTATAACATTTAGTATATATATAGGTATACCCCCTCCGGCCTCCTGCCCCGCCCTCTAAAGACTAATAAGTCTTTAGAGGGCGAGTGACTTTAGAGTCTTATCAGACTCTAGAACCTCCAGAATCTCTAGAGTCTTGTCAGACTCTAGCCTCAGAACTCCAAAGCTCTCTAGTTTACAGAATACTTTAGAGTATTCTGAGTCTATAGAGT